CTTCCACTCTTGATTCTAAAATTGATAGTGAAGTTTCAACATTGAACTCAACTGTTCAATCTGTTTCTTCTACTCTTGCTACTGACTTAGCTAATGAAGTTAGTCGTGCAACTGCCGCTGAAGGTGCTTTAAGCACAGCAATGGCATCTGCTTCTGCTACTCTTGATTCTAAAATTGACTCAGAAGTTGCTGATCTTGAAAATGCAATTGCTTCAGAAGTTTCAACATTGAACTCAACTGTTCAATCTGTTTCTTCTACTCTTAATTCAACAGTTCAAACTGTTTCTGGCAACCTACAAGGTCAAATCAACAACATTCTTAGTAATGTCGATCCTGCTGCGCTTGATTCCTTAACAGAAATCGTTTCAGCTTTCCAAGCTGCTGATGGTGATCTTAATAACACAATATCAAGCCTTGCAAATAGTGCTTCAACTCAATTAGCTTCTGTTTCAGCTGCTCTTGACAGCAAAATTGATAGCGAAGTTTCAACACTTGAAGGTGCAATTGCTTCAGAAGTTTCAACATTGAACTCAACCGTTCAGTCTGTTTCTTCTACTCTTGATTCTAAGATCGACTCAGAAGTTTCAACACTTGAAGGTGCGATTGCTTCAGAAGTTTCAACATTGAATACAACTGTTCAATCAGTTTCTTCAACTCTTGATTCTAAGATTGATAGTGAAGTTGCTACACTTGAAGGTTCAATTGCTTCAGAAGTTTCAACATTGAATACAACTGTTCAATCAGTTTCTTCAACTCTTGATTCTAAGATTGATAGTGAAGTTGCTACACTTGAAAGTTCAATTGCTTCAGAAGTTTCAACATTGAACTCAACTGTTCAGTCTGTTTCTTCTACTCTTGATTCTAAAATTGATAGCGAAGTTTCAACACTTGAAAGTTCAATTGCTTCAGAAGTAAGCACACTAAACACAACAATACAATCTGTTTCATCGACTATTTCTTCTGACTTAGCTGATGAAGTTACTCGTGCAACAGCTGCCGAAGGTGCTATTAGTTCTCTCGTAAGTGAGATTTCTGGTAACTACCTCGACAAACGCACTGGTGGAACAGTTACAGGTAATCTAGATGTTACTGGTACTATCTCTGCTACTGGTGGTTTAGAAATCAGTGGTGGTGGTGGTGCATCAACCTCATTGTTTGTTGGTGATGGTGTTGTAGGTGTTAATACCGAAAATCCTTCCGAAGCATTTGAGGTTGTTGGTAATGGTAAGTTCTCTGGCACAGTATTAGTTGCTACACCGACTTTAAGTGGTCATGCCGCTAATAAAGGTTATGTTGATACAGCTGTTGCTAACCTTGTTAATGGTGCTCCGGAACTTCTTAATACCCTTAATGAATTAGCTTCTGCTATTAACGATGACGAAAACTTTGCTGCTACTATTGCCACTAACATTGGTAATGTTTCAACAGCTTTAGCTTCCGTTTCTTCAACTCTTGATTCTAAAATTGATAGTGAAGTTTCTACACTTGAAAGTGCGATTGCTTCAGAAGTTTCAACATTGAATACAACTGTTCAGTCTGTTTCTTCTACTCTTAATAGCAAAATTGACAGTGAAGTTTCTACACTTGAATCTACTGTAGCATCAGTATCAGCTTCTCTTGATTCCAAAATCGATTCAGAAGTTCTTGCTCTTGAAACTACAATGGCTTCAGTATCAGCCAGTATTGATAGCAAAATTGAAAGTGAAGTTCTAACTCTCGAAACAACCGTAGCTTCTGTTTCTGCGACTCTTGATTCTAAGATCGATACACAGATCTCCAGTCTCTCTTCAACAGTTAATGCAAACTTTGTTGAGAAGGTTGAATCTGATGCAGTTACTCTAAATGGTGGATTAACCGTCTCAAGCGGATTGTCTGCTAATTTGATTGTTGTTTCTGGTAACGTAACTGTTGCTGAACCAACTATAGGCTCACACGCTGTAACCAAAAATTATGTAGATTACATGATTTCTGTTATCGATGGTGGAAGCTTCTAAGAAATTAGAATAAATTAAAATAAAAAACCCTGCATTGGTTCTAATCCGATGCAGGGTTTTTAAAAAATAGAAAGAAAAAAACTCATGGCAAAGGGAAATAATTCACAACGTAAGGAAGTTAAAAAGCCAAAAAAAGAAGGTTCTAAATCTTCTCAAAAGGGCGCAAATAAAAAAAAGTAATTTCTTTTAAAAAAAATATAAAATAAGGAGTATGTTTAATTACATACTCCTTATTTTTTTGTATAAATATTATCATGGAAGAAAAGAGAATATATAGCACAATTTTAATCAAAAGAAGAGTTAGTGGAGAAGCGGGACCACCACCAATGCTTCAACATGGTGAATTAGCATTTAACGAAACCAGTCAAACTTTATATATTGGATCAAATATTCCAAGTCTTTCAGCAGCAGAAGAATTTTAATTGAAAATATGGTTTTTTTTTATAAATATGTGATACGTTATGCTATCGGATGGTGAAAGTATCATAAAAATCAAAAGAACAACAATTCCCAACAGAGTACCGGAATTGTCTTCTTTGGAATTGGGTGAATTGGCATTAAATCTTGCTGATGGTAAGATATTTTTTAAAAAAAATAATGAAGAATTATTTTCATTTTTAAATTCTGATTATAATCCATTTACATTAAATATAGATTTAAGTTCTTTTTATTATAATTTCGGAAATAATACAATATCCGAGATTTTTTCATCTATTTTAAATGGATTAAATAATAAAATTTCAGGTGCTGCATCAACAATAACAAACGGTGAAAATAATGAAATACAAAGTAATTTTTCGTTTATAGGTTCTGGAAATAATAATAAAATTTTATCAGATTCAAACAATTCTTTTAATGCAGCAGGATCAGGTAATTTAATACAACATCAAAATGTTTTTACTCTAGGATCAAACTTAACAAGTCATTCAGAAAATTTTACATATGTTAATAATTTGTCTTCTACTTCAAATTTATATGTTGGTAATGAATTACATATTGGTTTAGATGAAGACCCAACATGTTTATATGTAGCAAACAATAAAGTAGGAATTAATACAGAAAATCCATCAGCATCATTAAGTGTAAATGGAGATATTGAAGTATCAGATGATATAGAAGTAACAGATTTTAATAAAGGAATAATATTAAAATCTCCGAATAATAAAAGATGGAGAATTACAATAAATAATTCAGGACATTTAAATACTACATTAATTCACTAAGTATAATATATGCCATATCCCGCTCAACCAGTTTTACCAAATTCTTTTCATGGAAGCACAACTTTTAATTCTAAAATTAAAAGTTATGATCATTTAGCCCAAAGAGTAAGAAGAGCATTAGGGGAACCTTTAATTGAAGTAGAAATAAGCAGTGAGCAGATGTATGAAAACATAGATATTGCTTGTGAATATTTTACAAAATTTGGTGGAACTACCGAAGAATATTTAGTATTTAGATCTGATTTATATGAGGCTGGTAAAGGTCTTAGAATGGACAAACTTTTTAGTGTAACACCAGACATGTATAATACTAATCGAGTTGATTCTACTACAGGAAATAGCTTGAGTGCTGCTTATGATTTTGACATGGATGACTATAGAAAGGTTGTTGATGTTTTTTCATTCATGGAAGGAAATAATTCTGGTGTTAATACGCTTTTTACAATTGAACATACAATTGCACAACAAGCATATTTTGGTCATCTATTAGGAAATGTTGGTTATGATTTAATAACATGGAATGCACTTAAAGAATGGTTAGATACAAGAGAAAAATTATTAGCATTAAAACCATATGTTAGATTTTCTCCAGAAACTCAGTATATGAAATTAATTCCAGAACCTTCTAAGTCACAAATTTATTATGGTTTAATTGGTTGTCATGTTCAAAAACCAATTAGAGATATAGTTAGTCAGTTGTGGGTTTATAAATATGTTTTGGCTTTAAGTAAAATTACAGTGGGTCATGTAAGAGGGAAATATAGTGGAACGAATTTATTTGGTAATCAAACAGTTAATTATCAAGATGTTATGAGTCAAGGAATCAATGAAAAACAACAGCTTGAAGAAGAAATTACAAAAGATTTAATAGACAGAGAACCAATAACAGCATTTTTTGTTGGATAAACTTTTTGTTAATTAAAAAAATTTGTATAATAGTAATTGATATTATACAACCCATATGATAAATATAATCATATGGAGAATTTTGAATTAGTTTTAGAAAAATGCAAAAATATTTGGTTTGATTTAGAAAAAAGAAAAAGAATCAGGAGAAAAGAAGGTTTATTTACTGATTATGATCTTGATGTTATTGATAAAAAAATAAACTGGATAAACAGAGAGAAAGATAACATAAAAGAAAAGGTTATGTATATGGCTCATGAAATTTTCGAGCCGCCATTTTGTCCAATAACAAAAGAAAAAATTTCTTGTTATAATCCATTATATAGGAATTATACAGATGAAATGATAAAAAATAAATGTTTTATAATATCTAAAAAAATAAAACAGAAAATGTTATCTCCTTTTTATGAAGATTATTCTAAAGAAGAATTAGAAAAAGTTTTAAAAACAATTACAAATAATGTTGCAGTTAGATATCCCATGATAATAAATCACTGTTGGATTTCTTTAAAAGAAAAAGGAATTGATATTAATTTAATAGAGAGTAATGAAGAAGCATTTTATTTGCATGCAAAAAATATAATAGAAATTCCTATATGTAGGATATCTGGTAAAAAAAGAAAATTTAATATAAAAGGAATGGTTTACTACAAATTTCATAGTACAAAGGATTCCCATATAGCTAATGGATTAAAAAATAAAGGAAAAACAGTATCACAAGAAACCATAGAAAAAACAAAAAAAACATTAGTTTCAAAATATGGAGTAGATTGTTTTTTAAACCTAAAACATGTAAGAGAAATAACAAATAATAGAAAAAGAGAAAATGCTGAAATAAGAAAAGAATTAAAAAGAAAACAAAAAGAGTCTGATAAAAGAACTGTATACGAAAAGCGGTTAGATGCTATAAAAACAAAATATAATGTTTCTTCTTATAAAGAGTTTTTAAACCAAAAAGAAAATTATGACAAAATTAAAAAGAAAACATATGAAACCTTAAAGATTAATATAAAAAGAAAATATGGAGTTGATAATGTAAGAAATATCCCACATGTAAAAGAAAAAATAAAAGAAACGTGTCTAGAAAGATATGGAACAACAAATCCTCTTAATACAAAAGAACAAAAAGAAAAAAGAAAACTTAAAAAAAGAATAGAAACATATTATAATTTTTCAAGATTTAAAAATGAATGTGTTCCAGAGTTTACATTAAAAGAATGGATGGAAAAATTCGATCAAAAACTTCCATGGAAAAAAACATCAACAGGAAAAATTTATTATTGTAAATATTGGGGTTATGCTCCTGTTGGAAAGTTTAAGGATTCAACATTAGAAAGAACTGTGTGTAAAATGTTGGATTCTTTGAATGTGTCTTATATAAAGAATACTAGAGATATAATAAGTCCCATGGAATTAGATTTATTTTTACCAAAACACAATATAGGAATAGAATGTAATGGAGAATATTTTCATTCAACAAGAACAAAGGATAAGGATTATCATTTGTTGAAAAACACAGAATGTTCTAAAAAGGGGATAAGACTTATAAGTTTATTCGGAAAAGACATTACACAAAAAGAAGGAAAAGTTTTTAATTTATTAAAAACTTTTGTGAAAAGAAACAAAATAAAAATAGGTGCAAGAGAATGTAATATAGTAGAAATTAGTTCAGGTATCGCAAAAACATTTTTTGAAAAATACCATTTTAATGGATTCTGTCATGCAAAAAACCATTATGGTTTGATGTATAAAAACAGATTGATTTCTGCTATTTCGATAGGAAAGGCTAGATTTTTAAAAAATTCTTCTGATTTAGAATTAATTAGATTTGCAACAATGAAAAATATCAATGTATTGGGTGGTTTTTCAAAATTTCTTTCTTTCTTGAGAAATAAATTTCCTAATAAAACACTTCATACTTATGCAGATTTAAACATTTATACTGGTGATGTTTATGAAAAAACAGGATTTACTTTTATTAGAATAACTGATCCTGATTTTTATTATTGTAAAGATGGAAATATATTTGTTTCCAGATATCAAGCACAAAAACACAAATTAAAAAACTTATTAAAAGATAAATTTGAATCAAATTTATCTGAAGAAGAAAATATGAAAAATTCTGGATATTATAGAGTTTATGGGTGTGGGAATAAATATTATTCAATAATACTTTGATAAAACCTCGACTAATTAAAAAAAATACAAACTACAAACAAGGTAGATTCAATCCATTAAATCCTAACAAATACAAAGGAACATTTCCTATTGTGTATCGTTCTAAAATGGAACTTAATGCAATGAGAATGTTGGATAATAATTCAAATGTTTTAACATGGGGTTCTGAGTCTGTTATTATTCCTTATATATCACCACTTGATAATAAACTTCATAGATACTTTGTTGATATGGTCGCATCTATAAAACAAAAGGATGGTAGTATAAGAAAAGTTTTAATAGAAGTAAAACCATTTAAGCAAACACAAGCACCAATTGCTTCTAATAGAAAATCACAGAGGACAACAATATATGAAAATGTTCAGTATGCAATGAATATGGCTAAGTTTGATGCAGCAAAAAAATGGTGTGATAAAAATAATTTTTTATTTTTAATACTAACTGAGAATGAAATTACACTTAATTAGTGTAAATAATAATATACTATGCAGAATAATGCCTATCGACTTTTGGTTGAAGAACCAACATACGAAGTTCAATATTTGGTGGAAGAAAAGAACAGGAACTCTCCATCAAATTTATTTATTCATGGACCATTTTTAATGGCCAATGAAGCAAATAAAAATAAAAGAATTTATCCATTAGAGGAAATGGTCAGAGAAGTTGATAGATATTCAAAAGAAATGATTGTGGGGAAAAGATCAACCGGGGAACTCAATCACCCGGAAAAACCAGAGATTGATCTAGAAAGAATCTGTCACATAGTTACAGAATTAAAACAAAATGGAAATATCTTTGAAGGTAAATCCAGAATTCTTTCCACTCCAATGGGACAAATTGTAAGATCACTTATTCTTGATGGGGTTAAACTTGGTGTTTCTTCTAGAGCATTAGGAAGACTTGATTCAGATGGTCAATACAATAAGGTTTCTGATTTTAGACTTGTTGCTGTTGATGTTGTTGCTGATCCATCTGTTCCTACTGCATTTGTAAATGGAATTTTAGAATCTAAACAATGGATTTTAACCGAGAATGGAAATTTTGAACCACTGTTTGAAAGATTTGAAAAAAATATCAGTAATCTTCCAAGAAACAACAAGGACCAATATTTGAAAGAACAAGTAATTGCTTTCATTAATGCACTCAAAACATTGTAAATAAATATATGAAGAAAGCTATTTCAAAATTCATTACACATATTTGTGAAAATAAATATTCACAAGCAGATTCACTTTTACAAAAAATTCTTACCGAAAAAGTAAAACAGAAAATTAAAAAAATCGTAAAAGATAAAGATTATTGCTGTGATGATTGTAAAAAAAAGAAAAAACATTGCAGTGATTGTAAGAAAAATAACAAAACTGTATCAAAGAAAGGTAAATAATTTTATATAATATGGATATTTCAAAGATTCTTAAAAATTTAGATCAAAGCGTCCTTAATGAAGAGACAGCTTCTGCTATTGCAGTTGCATTTGAAAAAGCAGTAAATGAAAAGGTAGAAGCAAAAACCTCTCTACAATTAGAATCTGCTCTTTTAAAACAAGACGAAGATCATGCAGAAAAACTTCAAAATTTGATCGAGGCTTTAGACTTGGATCATACCAACAAATTAAAACAAGTTGTTGAAGCTATCAATGAAAACCATACAGCAAAACTTGAAGAAGTTGTAGAGTTTTATAAAGTTTCTTTAAATGAAAAGGCTGAAAAATTTAGTAATAACCTAATTAATCAAATTAGTAATTATCTCGACCTTTACTTGGAAAAACATATTCCAACACAACAATTAGAAGAAGCAGTTGCAAATACACATGCCAAATCTCAATTGGAAAAAATCAAGAATATGTTAAATCTTGATCCAGAACAATTGAATGAAAATGTAAAAGAAGTTCTTAAAAAGGGAAATAATCAAATCAACGAACTTCAAGAAAAATTAAATGAATCCTATAATGAGAATGCAAAGCTAACTACCCTCGTAGAACAAGCAAAATCATCACTTATTCTCGAAAAGAAAACAAAAGGAATGGGTTCAGCCAAAAAAGAATATTTAACAAAAATTTTATGTGACAAATCTCCAAAGTATATTGAAGAAAATTTCAATTACGTTGTAGATATGTTTGAGAAAGACGAAAATGAAGAGAGATCAGTTCTTGCTGAAGAAGCAAAAACCAAATCAGTATCAAAAGATGCTAAGGTTCCTTCATTAGTAGTTGAATCTGTAAAACCCAATACACAGGATTATAATCCTGTTACTGATTACTTGTCAGAACTCAGACGATCATAAAAAAGATTTAAAGTTGTAGAAAGGAACGGTTCTTTTCTAGAAAAACATAATCCAAAAATAAGAAAGGTAAATAAAAAAACATATGAATACAATCAAACCCTCAACAGGATTTATCGACAAAGGTCGTGCTAACACTCTATTGGAGAAATGGGCCCCGGTCTTGAACTATAGTTCAGATCGAGTAAAACCATTAGAAGACGAACACACTCGTTTATCTACTGCCATCCTCATGGAAAACCAAGAACGTTGGTGCATTGAAGAATCCGGAAACGTTAGCGGTATCGCTGGTGTTTACGGTGGTTCTGCTCCTGGTCAGACTGGTCTAGACTCTAAAGATAGTTATGCAACAGGTGATGCAAGACTTCCAAAGGTATTAATCCCTATGGTTCGTCGTACATTCCCAGAGCTTATCACTAACGAGATCGTTGGTGTTCAGCCTATGGCTGGTCCAGTTGGTTTGGCATTCGCTATGCGTTATAAGTATGATACCGCAAGTTTAGGTGGAACAGGTGTTGACGGATACGGCAACCTTGGACCACAAACCGTTGGAAATGATGGCGTTCCTCGCCAAAACAACGATGCTGAACTTGGTTATCAAAAACTTGATACCCGCTTTACTGGTACTAGTGCTAATTTCTTGACCGGACACAATGATTTCAAAGTCATTGCTGAAGATCAAGGTGTTGCTGCTCTTTTAAGCCAGTTTGAGTTAACTGGAAACATTCCTCAAGTTTCTCTTGAGTTCGCTAAAACAGCTGTTGAAGCTAAGACTCGTCGTCTTGCTGCTCGCTGGTCTGTTGAACTTGAGCAGGACATGAAGAACATGAACGGACTCGATGTTGATTCTGAATTAACAAATGCTATGAGCTATGAAATTCAGGCCGAAATCGACCGTGAAATGATCATGAGAATGGTCCAGATCTCTCTT